GAATTTGCCGTCTCTGGCGTTGATGGCGAGCGTGACCGTTTTGCCCGTCCAATTATCGGCATTGACATTCATATAAGTCATCATATCCGATAGGCCAAGTTCCCGTTGCAAAAACTTATGCAGACCCCGTGATATGGCCTCATCAATTTCCAAAACATTGAGATGATAAGCGTGGTCGGTTCCCCGAATCTTTACCTGAAAACCTGCGGGATTCCGCATATAGGTTTTCTGATAGGCTTCGACAACAATTTCTGACCCGTCAATATTAAAGGTCTCGGCCTTGCGGCCATGTTTTACATTTGCCCCTATCATAATTTACACCTCATATTTATTTATCAGGTTGATGATGCTATTTCGGTTCGACCGAATTTTTTCATTCATCTGCCAAAATTCATCTTCATATTTGGCGTTCAGCTCTTTTAAATTGGTGTCAAATTGCTTTTGGATTTTTTCCTTTTCAACCGATGCCAGTTGGATGTTGCTTTCTCGGCAACTAATCTCATCGGCGGTGCCAAACATATCCGTCAACAGCCCCATCCCACCTTTTTTATATAAGGCGGCGATTTCGTTTTTGCCTTTGGTATCGGAAATCATCGGATGAAAATTATAAACCGTCTGGATGGTATTCCAATCATCCTCATCGATGCTTTCGTATTTCGTGCCGGTTGCTTTGCAAAATTCATCTTTATTCATTTCAAATCCCCCTAAAAGTGTTGACGTTTTCTTCTAATCTTATAACGTATATCGGCATTTGTCAACAAAACTTTAGGTTTATTTTCACTATTTTTAAAATAAACATCGTCCAACCAATAGTCGAAATTTCTCAGACTGAGCTGATAAAGTTCCATATAATAGGCGGCTGATTCTTGGAAATCCATTCAAAATAAATCCAGGATTTTGATTTCATTGAATGCACCTTTTTTATTTCCTATATATTGGAGCATATGGGCGATAACATCTACCGTCCAACCGTTTCCAATCATCCGATATCTCTGCGTGGCGGATACTCCGTCAGTGTAATTATCCGGCACGGTCTGCAACCTTTCGCATTCCATCGGCGTTAATTTACGAAAATGTATATTATTTAAATCCTCATCCCCGACCAACAACCCCAATTTATTCCGTTTGAGCATCGATTTGACATTCTCTTTATACATTGTCGAAAGGATGCACTGGGATTTATCAAGGACAATATGCTCCTTTGTGAGGCCGGACGTGGTCAAGCAATTGACTTTATCATCGTCTCTGGTGACCAATTCTTTATCCCGCCGTGGCGAGTAATCGACCCCATATGCCTGTTTAAATTTGCGGCGGATGCGTTTGGCGGACTCTGTCCGGCGTTCCGTAAAGACGACCTGTCGGCGATTTTTTGTAAGGTATCCCTTCAGGTTTGTGCCTTTGAAATAATTGGCATCCAAGCAAAATGATTTATCTCTATCAACGACTCCGGCCTCAAGCACATCGGCCAGTTTGATACCTTTATCTTTTGGTTGCCTGTCGGTCAGGTTTGTCCAATAATACCGTTGGCGATTTTGGGCGGATACCAATGCGGAGTTTATCAATATGGGCTCGACCCCAAGCTCTCGAGATATAATATCCCGCCATTCCTTTTTCATTTTGACGTTTTCAAACAGGAAATATTTGGGTTTTACCTTATTAAATATCCGCACAAATTCCCAAAAGAGACCGGACTTGCCCTTAAAACCAGAGTGGTCTCCGGCGTTGGAAAAGGATTGACAAGGCGAACCTCCCATCAATAAACCAATCGGCGGCAATGAGTCTGTATTCAGACCGGTGATATCCCCAAGCTGAAGTGTATCGGGATAATTTTTTAGCGTGATTTCGATAGCATACTGGTCAATCTCACTGGCAAAATAATGGTCGTATTTTATACCGGCTCGTTCCAGTGCGATTTGCCCACAGCTCATGCCATCAAAAAGGCTTAAAACATTGAACATTTTTGCTCCTTATAAAAATGCTGGCAAACTAAATCCCACCACGTCCGGCAACATATAATATAAAAATACCAGAGCGGCTCCGATAATTAAAAGTGAAATAAACGTTCCAAAATCATTCATTATGCTCCCTCATCTTGGTCACCTTTCCGTGTCCACTCCCGATTGAAATACTGGATTATGCCGTCAGTGGTCATTACGTTGAAGGCTTTTACGGAATTGTCATCGTTGCATTTTACAACGGTGCCTTCCAGTCCCTCATTTACCCCGTGGGCATAAACGTAATCACCGACCTGCACAACGTTGCCAAATTTATCTTCAAAATTTTTTCTGATTTTTCTTTTGCCCATGATATTTACCTCTAATATTTTAGGTTTGCGCAGGGATACTTGACACATCTCTTAAGATGCATCGCCACCCTTCGCCGCCCTCTCCCTGCGGCTTTTTCGCCGTGATGCCGGTTGGTTTTTCTTCCCTATACCCAATAAGATATTGGGAATCTCCTAAAAAGTCGTGCTTGCAATCACGGTCAGAAAGGAGCAGGTACTTTTCCAAATTGTATTTTTAAGCAGAGCGTTCACGATTCTGGTGGCTTAATTAGGCACATCCAGATGGAAGATGCTCAAAATTTTACCGACATCACAAAAATTTTTATGCGGCTTTGGATTCGTAATATTCCACGTTGCCGTTGCCGTCAAAATCGTATGCCCATCCTTGGCCTTTGCACCAAGACCCGATGTGCTTATCGGTGCGATTGTCGTAATATAACCAAACAACCGTTCCATCTTGTTCAACGTGCTTCGATTTATATACGTGTTTGGTCGGGTCAAGGCCTGATTTTTCTTCGACCAAGGTCATCAATTTGTGCTCATATTTGGCCTTGCTTATGTGTTGTTTAAATTGGAATTTCATATTACCCATGATATTAAATTCTCCTATATGTTGACGTTTTCTTCTCATTCTATAACCTATATCGGCCTTTGTCAACAAAACTTTAGGTTTATTTTAAAAAATATCAGATAAATTCGTTTCCTTGCACATTTTGAAAACCGTGCCCATTTTGGTATAAATGTTTTTAATAACCGATAAAAACGTTTTTTCAAATTGCAAATCCCAGTCCACATATTTAACTGCCTCTTCGGGGATGCGGCGGATAAAACCTATCACGTTTTCATCGAATATGTTTGGTTTTGTTAGGTAAACGAACTTGATTTTCTCCCCGCTGTTTATCTGCGGCCATCCATCAATATTTCTGATATGGTTATTGTATACGATAGCGGCACGGACGCCGATGGGAGTTTTGGTCGTATATGATAAATCACCATTCTTTTTCTCGACCAAGAATCTATCAATATTATTGGCAGACCGTGGGAAGGCGATATCGATTACATCATAGGATTTGAATTTGGCCTTTTGCTCTTTTACAAAATCCAGGAGTTTTGATTCATCATCTAATAAAATTCCAATCGATTCCTTTAAGGCATCCCTGATAACTTTTGGCGTGGAAGACCGGACAACCTCAATCCCCTTGACCTTCAATTTCGGCACCGGATATGTAACTCCCTCATCCCATATGACGTTGAGGGCATAATGCTTTTTTGAAGTCCATAAGGCGTTGGTAATCGTTTTCTCATGGTTCATAAACATCCGGTTCTCATTGGCGTTGACATATTTTGCAAGGTCTTCATATCCGTCCGAAAGTATCGGTTGGATAACTTTGGCCACGAAAGCATTGACCTGCTTTACTAATTCAACATCGGTAATCCCTTCATTTCGAAGGCGGATTTGGTTAACCACATATTTGACCGATATGTAAAGTGAATCGGTATCCCCATAAATTAATTCCCATCGATACTTTTTGCGGTTCGGATGTTCCATTACTCGCTTTGCAGCCCATTTTAAAGCCAATTGAGAGGAGAGGGTGATGGCAGATGCAAGGCGGACGTCATAATACCGGAAATGGATATTGCCCATTGCGCCATACTCGGAGTTCATTAAAATCTTCATGGCCATCTGATAATTGTGCTTCGTGGATATTTCCTTTTCAAAAACTGCCCACTGCTTTTTTAAATCGTCCGGACCTTTATAATCCTTGAACTCCGTTTTGACTTCGATACCGTTTTTATTTTTCCATTCCTGAAGCTTTTGCTTCCACTTAATCATCTTTTCCTTGGCCACGACTCTATCACTATAAATCCCCCGCAAAAGACCCGGCACGATGCCTTCCTTATCCTTGCGGAAAAAGCACCCGTTTGCGGCCATAATTGCATCTTCTGGTGCGACAAATTCTTCGTTTAAATAGCGGTCATCCAAATCCATCGTGATATCGATTTGAGTCCGCATATCATCAATCAAAGACTCCGGTGAGATATTGTATTGTTGCTGCACGTGCGGATACAAAGATTTTAAATCGACTGCTATCAGCCAGTCGTGAATTTTGGTTTCCGGCTTGTAAACATAGCCACCCGCATATTCCTCTTTCTCCCCAGTGTGCTTCGGCGGAATCATTATGTTTTTCTTTTTCAGGGTGTTGTAAAATATCGAATCCCAAACTCCAACCGTCCCCAAGGTATCAACGAAGTTGGTTTTGGAAAAATAAGCGATGGTGCAAGTTAGGTCAATTAAACCTAACTTCTGGTCGAGCAAGTCCATTAATTCAACGTCCCATATATTATAATCGATGTATTTTTGCGGGTCTTTTACCCACATATCATGCAGAGTATCATATTCCGAATAATCCAACTTCGTATCGCCCAGTTCTTGAGATGCGATATAATCAAGACTATACATTTCCCGTGGCGTATAGACAAACTTTTTATACATGAGTTGGAAATCGAGCAGGGGAATGCCTTCCATTTTTGAAAAATAATCAATTATCCTGCCGGATATTGGGTCAACCTTTTTCTTGCAGGTTGTAAATCCAAAGGGCGAAAATCCGTTCATATATTCCTTGCCCATGACGAATTTGCCCCGCTTGATGATATAGGGGAAGTCAAACATCTTGGAGTAAAATCCAACGAGCATATCCGGCTTCTCTTTGCGGACGACCTGCCGGAGTCGTTTAAATATGGTCTCCTCATCTTGGCATAGGTAAAACTTGACTTTACTCAAATCAATCCACGTCCCCTTTTCATCTTTTAGGCACGTCTTTTTGGGGTCCCATGCTTTGGTTGACATAACAAAATAACGGTTCCCCCGCATATCCTTTAATGATATCGATGTGATTTCCCTGTCGGCCTCATCTACTTTGGCAAAGCCTTCGGATGAATCAATTTCAATATCAATCAAAAATGGCCGGACTTTTGATAGGTCGTAATCAACTTCATCTGGATAATTTTCACCAAGGAATTGATACTCCTCTTTCATTGTGCCGTAAAAATCGACCTCCTCATATTCTTCGATGAAGTTTCGATATTTGGCAATGCTGTCAAATCGCTTCCATTGCAGGGGATTCCCATAAATATCCGTGTATTGATATTCTTTATCAGGGTCTGGCGATCGGACCATCTTCCCCAACATCGGTTGAAATGGAATCTTTTCTTCATGGCGGACACCGGCCTCATCATAATAGACGTGCAAAACCAATCCATTATCATCACGGGACTGGCCAACATAGGTGTAAAATTTTGACATTTACTTTCCTTTTTTCCAGAGTTTAAATTTCATTAAGCCAAATTTTCCTTGAACCACATTGGCTTTAATTATACCACAAATCTCTTCCTTTGACATACCGTTCTCAATCATTTTATTGACGTCTTTTCCATATCGTTTATATTTATATGGTATCAGGCATAACTTGAAACCGGCTCTTAAAACTTTGTCAATTCGCGCACACATTTCTTTATTACGTGGCTCATTGTCATAGCAAAATATGTATTTATCCTTTGAAGCCAAATCCAGGAGATATTTTAAATCCAAATCTGCTCCCCCGAAGGCGATGGCATTGGGCATAAAAATTGAATCAAATGCTCCCTCAAATACCAGAATGGTTTTATAGGCATCCAACCGTTCAAGGCCGAAAACCTTTTTATGGGCGTCATCAAATTTAATTGTGATATACCGCAGGCCGGTCTTTTGTAACGAACGTCCCTGCACGGCGAATATTTTGCGGTGTTGAGTGTAAAATGGGATGACAATCCGTGGGTCGGACTCCATTACATTTTTAAATTTATCCGGTATTATGGAGTTGATATACTCTTGGAAATTATCTGTCCAATAAAAATAACGCATATACCTCATGGGCAACTGCCGGTTGGCAAAATACTTAACGGCTTCGTGGTCGTCCGGTAATTTGCATAATTTCTGCAGGTTGAGGCGGCGTTTTTGGTTCTCGGAAGTGTCCTCTTCGACTTCGGTCTGCACCAATTCAGGGCGGGTCTGTCGTTTGGTTTTGAATAAAATTTTGGTGTATTCTTTGGCAACCGAAGGAAAGTGCTCTCTTAAAAATTCTAATATGGGTTTTGAGTATCCACAATTATGGCAGTGATAAGTGATTTTTGTGCCATTGATTAAAATCCAGCCCCGTTTTTTGGTCTCGGATTTTAAGCTGTCCCCGCAAACCACACAGCGGAAGTTCCAATGGTCTCCCTTCTTTTCAAGCAAGGGGAGTGGTAATTGATGGATAATGTTTTCAATCATTCAGTCTTTCGAACTGCGGCGAGTCTCTTATCCAGTTCCCGTTTTAGAATGAGGCACTGGCCATAGGTAAATTTCCGAATTTCTTTACCTATATCATCGACTCGTTCATTGGTTATGGTCTTTTTGACCTTTAATTTAGGGATAATTTTCGTCCCTTTATCTCTTGACGATTTGAGATTTCTGTTTTTCATTATTATACTCCGTTAATTGATTTTTGTCATATTTATTTCAATTATATCCGGTCCGAACTCGATATTGAGAATCGGCTCAAATGTATTATAATCACAGGTGTCGATTTCAGCCTTTCTGAAAATCAGCCGGGCTTGTTTGGTGAAGTCGGCATCGTGATATTTATCCGAAAAATATACCACCTTTTTTATACCGGCCTGCACGATTACTTGAGCGCAGATGTTGCAGGGATATAAAGTGCAATAAATGGAAGAACCTTCGACCGGCCCCGTGGCATTTAAAACGGCATTGACCTCTGCATGAACCACGAACGGATATTTAGTGCCGGCCCATCCATCCCCTTCCCGTTCCCACGTGAAATCATTTTTGCACCCATTGACGAAGCCATTATATCCCATCCCGACAACTCGACCTTTTCGGTTTGCGATGCAGGCACCGACCTGCGTGGACGGGTCTTTGCTCCGGCGAGCAGACAAAAAGGCCAAGCTCATAAAATAATTCCATTTTGATATTGCTGTCATTATCTCTCCTTAAAAAAACTTATCAATAGATTTTGCCAATTTTCTCATTCGGTTATGTCCGAAATATTCTGTCAAAAGCTGATAATTACCTTTTTTCTCCGGCTCATCGTCATAGGATTTTAAACATCCTTCCCAAACTCGGTCCGGAATAGTATGTTTTGACAACCGGATTAACCGTTTATTACGTTTAAAATTACTAAGCAGTCCCTCTTGTTTGATGTATTCCTCAAGTCCCTGCTCCAGTATTTTATCAATTGTTTTGGGACCGCAGGCTTTTTGTCGCTTGCCATCGGTGATAAATGTATCAGAATCTGACCGAATGTTTGGAACATCATCCCCCGCATCTCCGCCGATAACATGTTTTATCAGAAAGACTCTTGGATTTGGGCATTTTATCCATTTCCAGTCGTGCGTATCCCACAGCTTTACCCCTGAATTCAAGAGTTGTTTAAAATCTTTATCCCGTGACGCGATGATAATTTCGGATGCCGTATTTTGTAAATGGTATACCAACACGGCGATTATATCGTCTGCTTCAGCCCATTGTGCCTGCACAACTTTAAACGGGAAGTATTTTCGCAGGTCTTCCTTGATTTCATCGATAACTTCCACAAACTCGGAATAATTTAGCTTGGATTTCTTTCGAGTAATCTCCCGCCGTGCCTTGTAATATTTGAAATATTTTTTACGCCAGGAATATGAGTCGAAGCAAATAACCATTTCTGTCGGCTGATGCTTTACTTTTAAACGCTGAAGGGAGTTCAGCATAAGATATTTCCAGTGGGTCTGCACCTGCTTGGGCGTGTAAGTTGAATCCTTGGTAATTTTGATATTAGTGTGAAATGTTGCCCATGCAATATTGCTGAAATCGACCAATAATATTCGTTTTAAAACCATGTTGATGATACTCTCCGTTTATCACAAGATTCTTCGGGATCTATTGGCTTATTTTTAACAAATTTGTCACAAATTTTCGGCATAAACTTATGCGTAATCGAGCAGGCTTTTAAATCCTGCCAATAATTTATGCAAGTCGTGCATCCAATATGTCTTTCATCCGCCATAGCGAGTCGACTCGAATGACATTTCTTTCTAATTGTTCTTTGCGGCCACGGTTCCAAGGTGAATCAAATAAAAACGAGATATCCAATATTTCAGATAAATGCTGTGCGGTCTTCCATCTGTCATCCACATAATATATAATACCTAATCGCATCAACTCCAGTTTCTTTTGCTTTGAGTCGGCGACAAAATGTATTTCATAAGGAAAATCAAAAACCTTCTCGCACCATAATTTTGTAACCTGCATTACAGCATCGGAAGGTTCCCGTGCGGTGATGATAGTGATATCACCATATTTTTCATAAATGGCTTTTAAGGCTTCAATTGATTCATGTATGGGCGGACAGATGTGTTGATATTGAGTGATGGCAACTGCTATTTCCTTCCACCACCAATCTTCATAAAACTCTGATTTTTTGAGGTCAAATTCAAAATTATAGTGGTCTTTTTCAGCCTCTATATTGACCCCAAACATATCCCAAAAATGTCCACGGAATATATGATAGACGTCTGATATCACCCCGTCAAAATCAAAGGCAATGCCATAATTTTTCTTTAACATTTCAATCTCCTTAGTTTATAATAATTATATAACAAATTGCCAAATTTGACAAAAATTATGGATAAAATAAACTTATTTTGCCGTCTTTCCCTCTTTGCCGGACATCCACGTGCAACCAAGAAATATTCATCTCCAATCCACCAACCAAACCCCATATTTCTTCATTTTGATGGTCGATAATTTCATCTCGGATTAAATCTGGATGAATATCTTTGGCTATTAAATCTGCGGCTCGACCAAAACGGTGCTGACTGAGCGTTGCCCCGACCCCACAATTCGGCGGTCTAAATCCACGATATTGGCTCGTGCCGGCCCACGACCAATCATTTATGGTCATAGGTCCGAAGGCGGTCCGGATGGTATCGATTACAATAAGCAGTCGCTCATCAAAAACGGTCTGCCAGAACCAATTATCCCCACGGGATTTATGTTTATTATATATGGCTTTGGGCACCAATTCAACGGCTTTAAAATGAGTTGGTATGTATAATCCTGAAACTGACATTTTAAATCTCCTTAGATTATTCTGCCCACTCACGCTTTGGTGGTCTTATTGATTTGTCTGCTCTACCATCAATGCCTCCACCTAACATTCTTTTTCTAACATTTAATAACCCTCCTTTAATTGCTTCCAGATTCATTTGCCTTTTCCTTTTCAAGTTCCTTTAAATGAATATTCTCATGGGAATAGATAATACAGTGGTCAGTACCATCGGCCAGTGTCCAGCGTCTTGCGAAGGGACATCGCTCATCCTTGTTGGATATCTCTATTATATAGATAGTCCCTTCAGCGTGAACATACCCATCATTTTCATGGGCGTTTGCCTCATACACTATTAACAGGCAGATGCCCAACCAGATCAAACAACTTTTAATACTCAAAATTTTTAAACTCCTAACGATGGACCCTTCGGTCTCCTTTTATAATTCTTCAACGATGAATTTATCAAAATCATGTTTTACAATTGCTCCCTTATATTGCTTTTTGAGAAAGACCATTATACCATCGATTTTAGCAAAATTATCAAACTCATTCTCATCGATGAAATCTTTCATCTTGAAAGTTATAACCGCTTTACGAGTGACCTCCTTAAACTTCACATCAGGATATGCCTTCTCGATGGATTTGGCGGCTTTTTTGTCCGCCGGGTCGACTTTGGATTCAATTAAGTTTTTGAGTGTTTTCATGTTGGTTGTCCGGGTTTCCAGTTTAAATCTTCGGGTGTTATTTTAAATTTTTTGGATATTGCGGCCCAGAATGCATTAACTCCTTTTTCTCCGTCATAATTGGTATTTTGGACGTGGTATCCAACCATTTCTGACCAACTGCGGCTATATGGCTTCCCACCTGCGGCTCTAAATTCTTTCATGCTATCATAATAATCATCGATGTGCTTTTTATATAATTTATGCCACGTGGCAAATTTTTTATTACGGAATGCCCAACTGAGAGAAAGCTGTACCATCGGAGTCGGATACATCCCATCTGGCAACTTTCCCTCTAAAAATTGTTTAAATGTTTTCATTTGCTATTTGCGAACTGCGAATCATCTTCCAGGCCAATTAAGCTTCATTTATTTTTACCTTGATTTTACCTTTTTATCTAATTTTCCCATAACTGTATTTACCCGTTAAATCTTTTTCTTTCTTAACCAAGGCACCCTTGCGGCGGCGGTCACATTATATGCCTCAAGCATCTGGTCAATTTTATATCCATCAAAATCATCAGCGTGTTGCAGGTCGATTTTAATGCCGTGGATTCCATCCTTATCGACCAAGAAACAATTTTGACTGGCACGAGAGGATAATTGTAATTGGTTATCCGAATAGGCGTTTGCCCCGCAGACTCCTCCGGACCGTGCAAAAAGGTCGGTGATTCTTGCGGTATGGAAGTGGCCGAAAAGGACATAATTGCATGTTCTACCTTGCAGATAATCCGACCATTTACCTTTAAGGCGTTGTATCTGGCTCGACCCCTGCGACATTTTGATTTGATGGCCGTGGATAAGCAGGATGGTATGGCCCATAACTTCAATCGGCTGTTCTATTGGACTCCCATCAATAAATTCGATTCCAGGCTTTTGATAAAACATCATCCGCAACATTTCATGGATGATAAAATCGTAATTGTCGGTCTGCATAATCTCGGATGAACCCATTTCCTTGTTCATTCGGGATTC